TACTGACTTTAACTTAACACCTGCACCGACTGGATATCTGCCCGTATTATCTTTCTTCATATCCACGAGCATCGCGCTCATCGCATCAAAAGCAATCTTGGCAAAACCTTCACATCCAACGCTATCAACAATACGAAGATCAACGATGCCATTATCATTGAATCCGCCTTTGATCATATTGAGTTGCTTAAACGTTTCTAGGTGCGGATCGTCTTTTGCAATAATCAAAGTATGATCAAACATATGATCAGCCCATTCTTTAAACTGCTTTAGTCCTCCAAAATCCATCACCCAGTTACGATCATCTAATGTTTCTGATTGAAATGTCAACTTGATGCCGATAGAATACCCATGGAGAGTAGAGCAATGAGAATGTGTCGCTTTCCATTGACGAAAGCAACAACTCAATCCACGATCAGTTCCATATGTTTTTGTTGAGAGATATCTCTTAGACATGTATTGTCTCCTATAGAATAAATTTAATATTAACTATGATATAATAGATTTTATAGTTTGTCAAGTCATATATTCTATTTAGAAACTTTTACCACCTGCAGCCATGCGATTTTGTAATTGGTGATCAGCTCTATTTGCATTGTAGAGATGCTTATCAGCGATTGCACCAGCGACGTCTAGATCATACAAACCTGCCATATCAAGGATACGGATGATGCAATCCGCGAGTTCTACTTCGAGCATCTTACGTTCTTTGAGGTGATCGTCCATGAGGTCTTTTCTAGCTCCTTCGAGAGCCTCAGACAATTCAGAATGACATAGAGCGATAAGGGTTCCTACTTCACGTTCTTTATTATGCCAACCCATGATACGAGCTTGTCCATGGAGTTTATTTTGAATATTCGTAAGAGCAGCAACTTCTTCTAGACTAATTTTATACTGGTTCATCAGATTTTCCTTTTTCATTTTCAATTGCTGCTAAAAGCATCCTATTGACCTCAGCGTTGATCTGCTCTTCTAATTCCTGAGGAACACCTTCTTTATTGACTTTTGTTGCTTTTCCATTATCGATCTTGTATATGTCAACTAACACATACATATCACCTTTTTCATCTTCTTGTACGAATTCACCTGGCGGGAAGCATATCATATACTCTCCCAGTCTAAATCCTTCTAAACTACTTATATTGATATTTTCATCCATTGTAATATCCTTTTAATGCTTTTTCTCTATGATATCTATTAGCCCTATTAAAAAATAAAATTCCGTCTAAATGATCTAATTCATGCTGAAATGTTCTTGCTGTAAGACCATCAAATTTCTTAGTAACTAGCATTCCTGAAGGTGTTTGAAATCTAACTCGTATCTCTTTTGATCTCTTTACTTTAACAGTGACACCAGGAAATGAAACACACGCTTCTTCCATTAATGTAACTTCATCACTATTATATACTATCCTAGGATTAAAGCACACATAATTTTCCGGATGTCCGCGCATACAAAATACACGATATGGCAGTCCTAATTGATTAGCGGATAAACTAATACCATTATGATTGTTCATTTCAGAAATTAATTTGGTCGCAATGTCTGATGGTGATTCTGAAGGGTAATTAAAATTAAATTCACCTACTGGCTTCGATAAAATAGGATCCGGATATTTAATAATCATACCCACTCCTCTGCAATACCAACAAGCTCAGCAACAAGAAGCAATACTGCTGTAACTTCTGCTACAAAATAACCTGCAGCTAATCCACCAAAAGCAACTATACGGATTGCACTCTTGACATATGACATATAGGTATGCCACTTACGATATCTATCTTCAAAATCACTCATAATATCTTCCTTATCATACGAATGCTATTGATGGACATTTAGGCATATAACAAACTATATTATGCATTTTATTCACACCACATAAAGGACATTTAAAATAATCAGGATTTGTATTCTTCATTGGATCTTGAATATAGAACTTCACTGCTGCATTGTACCCGTCTTTATAACCTTGCGAATACGATTTTACGTTGATGGTCGTTTCTGTTTCTTCTAATTGATATTCACTCATGCTGCCACCTGACTAAAGTTTTTTATCTTAGCAAACTTAAGAACATTGCTAAACTTATCTACTAATTGATCAACCTTATGACTAATGATAAAGGTATTCGTATCCTGTGTCAAGTTATTTAAAATCTTTAGAAACTCATCAGTGCCATTGCTATCAAGAGAACCATCAAGCACTTCATCCATAATGAGAAGATTAGTCGATGCCGAGTTTCTAAGTTTCGCAATAGCCCTCCAAGTAAATAATATCGCGAGGTTGATTCGCATTTTTTCACCTTCTGAGAAGGAGGCATAGGAGAACTCGTCCCGGAATCTTGATTTGATGGTTTCATCAAAGTTCTCATCCAATTCAAATTGCACAAAGAAATCCATTGCTGACAGGTATTTATTGATCAACTTATTGATCACAGGAATATACTGCTTGATGATCCTCGCTTTGATCCCATTGTCTTTCAAGATCACAGATGCGATAGTGTATGCTTCCTTATCCTTCAATATATCGCTCTTCAATTCTACTTGCTGATCGATGAGCAATTCGAGCTCTTTCATCCTATCATCATTGATGATGAAGTCATCTGTCTTGATCTGAAGTTCAGAGATATCTTTAGCGATCTTCTTGCACTGTTGTACCAGACCTGTGATATTATTGAGATGTGTTATCTTTTGAATATTGGATGTGCTAATCTGTGAAAGTATGCTAGCAATCTCTGCAATCCGTTCTTGGATTTTCTGTATCTCTTTGCGTATCTGGTCGATGCCGTCGGTCGTCTCTTGAAATTGATTTTGTTTAGTCGATACAGTCTCACATTTAAAGGTATTATCAATCCCCTGTTTACAAGTAGGGCAATTGTCATGCGAGTTAAAGAAATTGATTTCTTTCTCGAGTTTGGACAGTTTATCGTTAAGCTGTCCTTCGAGTACCTGTAATTTATTTTGTTTGCTGTTGACTTGTTCTTGATCTTCGACTTGTTGGCTAAGGGCCAGGATCTGTTGTTCTGTGTCATCGACTTGTATCTTTTCTGCATCGATCCTATCCGTTATCTGTTTGAGCTCTTGCCTGTATTTTTCGATCTGCTCTTCATTATTCTTTTGCAAGGCAGCAATATGCTCATGTTGCATCTTGATCTTCTCAGATGTCAAGTCATACTGATATTCTACTTCTAAGAGCTGAGCATTATTGTTGGTTATCTTTTCTTTTAACAGGCTATTCATGGTAGAGAAGATCTGAATATCAAGGAGATCCTCGATGACTTCTCTACGTGACGCCGCTGCTAGTTGCATGAACGGGACGAACGATGCTGATCCGAGGACGACGACTTGACAGAAGCTCTTATGATTTAATTTCAAGATCTGTTTTTCTAAAACATCTTGATAATCTCTAGATGCCGCATCTTGGCTAAGCAACTTCCCATTGCTATACATCTCAAAGATGTTAGGTTTCAATCCGCGGATGATCTTATATTTTGATGATCCGATATCAAACTCTAACTCGACAATGAGATCTTTCTTATTGATAGAATTCAATAGTTGAGGCTTATTGACTTTTCGGAATGGTTTATTGTACATCGCAAACGAAAGCGCATCCAAGATTGTGCTCTTGCCTGCGCCATTCTCACCAACAATTAGAGTAGTATTATTCTTATTTAATTCTATCTCTGTAAAACTATTACCAGTAGAAAGGAAGTTCTTGTATCGTATTGTCTTAAAATAAATCATCTGTAATCACTCGGGAACATAAAGAATTTTTTTGCATCACGCTGCTCAGCAGTCATAAGAGGAACAAATAAAGTATACCCTTGTTTAAAAGATTTAAAATCTACATAAACAAAAGCCCTCATATTACCTTTGCGTCTAGTTTTGTACATATTAATTACGTTTATCCATCCAATAATCAAACTCTTACACCTATCATTTCAACTTCAGAATCTGTCTCTATCCAGAGCTTTGCACCACAAGGACGTGGCTTATCTGGACGATATACCATACGAGATGGTCCTTTAATATCAACTTCCATACAATATTGAACCTTGCCGTTTTCTTCTACACGGACGACAGGTTCGCTATTGCTATGCTTAGCATTCTGCTGTATTATATTACGATTAATATGGATTATTTTCAAGTGATATTATGCGCTTCGGTATATAAATTTTGGATGATTGTCTCGACTCTCTTATTATCTGTCTTGATGTTCATCCCCTCGATATACTTACGGATGATGCTCATCGTATCTTCTGCTTCATTGACGATATCAGAGTCTGTCTCGAGATCAAGATTGAAGTTATCTTCTACTACTTGGATGTCAGCAGCACCGCATTTTTCTAATTTATCGACTACGAGGTCAAACCAGTAAGGATTGGTCTTATTCTTTACTACGACCTTCACATAGCAATCTTTATAAACAGAAGGATCGAAAGCAATGACTTCGTCCATCGTCTTGTTCATATCATCATAGAAGATCTTATGAAAGATATTATTAGGATTCTCAATGAACATCAGTTCACGGGTTTCTGTATCAAATATATGAAACCCTTTGATATCATTATAATCAGACCAAGTATACTGGACAGCAGTGCCAAGGTAATGAATATTACTGTTATTGGAACGAGTATGATAGTGGCCGCTACAAACAATGTCAAATTTATCGAAGACCTTAGGATCATCGCCATGGTCGCTAACATGCCCCCTGTACATCTCAAACCCGTTTAATTCCAGATGTCCCATCACAACAGATGATTTTGAATTCCTGATCGCTTCGAATGTAGCATCTCTATTCTCATCACAGATCCATGGCAAGAGCAACATGCCGATGCCGCCTATATTGATTTCTTTCGGCTGTATGTATATCTGTATATTATGATACTTATAACTGAGCAATTCATCTAGCGCGTTCACATCATTAGTATTCTTATAGAAAGTATCATGATTGCCAGCGATGATATGCAGATCAAGACCCTTTGTCATCATAGGATCTAAGAAATCATCTCTTAGGCGCTTAGCGGTCAGATAGTTAATATACTTGCGACGATCAACGAGATCCCCAAGATGAATAACAGTATCAATACCTTCTCTATCAAGGATGGGCCAAAAGACTTCATCTAAAAACCTCTTCATATGATTATTCATGATCGAGGAATCGTTTCTGATCCCCCAATGAGTATCTGTGATTAATGCTATTTTCATACTTTGTTTCTATCAATTCGAGAATAATTCAGTTGCGCTTTAAATTTTCTGAGCACGTCCCGCGGTTGATCTGGTTGCGCTGCTCGCTTCAATATATTATCGCAATAATCTCTGATGACTTCCATGCGTGATACATACGTATTTTTAATATTATTATTAGGTGCTTTAAATATGTTCTCGGCACAGTCGATGATGACTTGCGGAACCATGTGCATATTATTCTGGTTCATCGATGAACTTCTCCAATCCTGTTTCTTTTTTGATCTTAGATTTTAGTTTCTTCTCTTCTTGCTTCTTGTCATAAGTAGAGACGAGGTTATTCATGTATTCATTATTAAGATCGACATTGACAGATCGTGTCTCTTCACCTGCTGCTTGTTCTGCTAGCATTCCTTCGAAATAGAAATTCTCTAGCGTCTTTTGCTTGATATACAGATGTTTCTTCTCATGTTCGATGCGTCTCAAGAAAGCATAATATATGATCTGAGTGAAATATGCAAATGGATTATTCGACTTCTCAGGATTAAAATTATTGATATATGTGATGCAGTTCTCTAACCCATCAGCGACCATGTCTTCCCGAAACGTATAGTTCACGAAGTTAGGTTTGTATGAGAGGTGATTAGCGATCTTATACAGACATTCACCGATGTAAGGTGGGATCCTCGGTTTAGGTTTATCTGCTGCCTTAGCAGCATCAACGTCATTCTTATACTGTAAAATGACTGTAAAAAACTTCTTATTGTCTACATAATGAACGCTAGGTTTCTTAGCCATTTTTAAATTTCCATGTTGTAAATTTTGTAATTAAAATTCTCACTATTATATATTTCTAATCTTTCTACCAGATGCTGTAGAGTGAAATTAGTATGCGTCTTATATTTCAGATCATCTGCGATATCATAGATCGTGACGTTATTCTTACCTTCGGTCGTCCTCAATCCCCTACCTATAGATTGTAATGTTCTTATACGTGACTTAGTAGGAGAAGCAAAGACAACATTATGTAGATTGCGTATATTGATACCTGTTGAAAATGTTCCATAACTTGCCACAATGATAGCATCATTTTCTTTCTCAACGATAGCTCTGACTTCTTCTCTATCTTCTGCATCTACACCACCATGAATATAAAATATCTTGCGATCTGTGTTCTTCTTTGATATCATATCGTACAACACTTTGCCGTGCTTGTCAACAAATTGATACAATACTAATGAATTTCCTTTGAGAGACGAGGCGAGATTGGTTATGAACCTGTTACGCGGCTCATATCTGACGAGAAAATCGATCTCTGTCTGATAGTCATAATCTTTACATTGCTTCCGTATCTCAGGTTTATATTGCAGTATGAGATTTTTGATCTTCAATTCTGCGACATGTCCTTGCTCCATCAGCTTGCTTGTCGTAGTGACTTTCTCGACAGGACCGAACAATCCTTCTAATGTCGTCTCATTAGTCAGCGAACCATCTAGCGTACCTGTGAACCCGAAGCGATACGGACATTCATAGAGCTTCTCCATGATGCTAGTCAATGACTTCGCTTTGAACTGATGTGCTTCGTCACCTATCACGAGCTTAAACTGATCAAACCATGTTCTGTGCATCTTAAAGATAGATTGCCAAGTCGATATCGTTATAGGTTTGTCTGTCTGTTTATCTTGACCTGCATAGATGCTATGCACTTTGCTACCGCTGTCGAATCCATATTCAGCGAAATCTGTTGCTAACTGACTGACGAGAGATGTTGTCGGCACTACGATCAAGGTCTTTTCATTATAATATCTCGTTATGAGATAGATGATCAACGATTTACCTGATGCTGTGGGAGATAAGAATACAGCCCTATTCTTGCTGACAGCATGACGGAATGCTTCTATCTGATAGTCTCTAGGAGTTATCTTTAATTTGCAGTATTCTAAGAAGCTGTTGACGAGATCATCTGTGATCTGATATGTGTGTATGAGATCGGGATCTACTTCTACTTCATAGTTACGAGACTTGGCAAACTTAGATATGTTCTGAACGAGGCCGGCATATGTCAATCCGGTCATGGTATTATAGAGACGGATCTTACCATCCCAATACTTATTACGTACAGCGGGCATGAAACTTGCGCCGGGTACTGTAAATGTTAGATGATCTGAGAGCTCTTGTGCTATCGAAGGTTCACAGTTTACCCTGATGAATACTTCGTTAACTTTTACGATATGCAGCTTATCTATTACCCACCCACCTTGAATTTTTCATAATCTATCGCTGCTTTAATGAGATAACCTCTATTATTTATGGCACGTATAATCGACTCTAACGCATCGACTTTCTCTTGCTGTACGGACATCTTGAGATTAGTCCTGATCATATCTTTGTCAGAATCTAGGTACATATGTACATCTGATTTCAAGATAGATAGGCGGAAAGGATCCCATCCTTGTTCTTTCAGGTCTTCTTCTGGCAGTATCCCACGATAATAGTCATGCTTCAACTTCGAGAGTTCTTTGCGATCCTCTTCCATCTTACGAAGGATCAATCTCTCTTCAGAAAAATGTCTTAGATACTTGCTGTGCAGTTTAGGTAACTTCAGGCTCTCCTCACCCAATTCCGTCCTATCCATCTCACAATCTATAGCCCACATATTCAGAACATCATCAAGCGTCATAATAATCCTTTAGAGTTTTGTTATCTTGAATATCTTGTATTTGAATGTAACGGTATTAGTCACATAGTTGACATCTGTG